AACGAGGTGAGGGCGCAGCCGTGATAGGACAACCGACAGGCATTCCACAAGCATCAAGAGTGATCGGAAAAACTGGTCCTCTACAGAGACCCAACAGAGAGGGCAGCAGGATACGGATGCCGATGGATGGGAGGGGAACCCCAAGAGGCAGGGACCACGCCCAGGGATCTGCGCGTAGAACCGTGGATACAGGGGCCAGGAGGCCGGATCAGGGCTACGCAGCATCGCCGTGGGCGCGGCGGCTTGGGAACTTTGCCCCTTCATCCCTCCCTCTCGATGCCCCTCTCTCCCCCCCTCTCGACGCCCCCCTCTCCCTACCCTCCCCATGAAGATCAAGCACGAGAAGCTCGACGCCCTGGCCCTCGACCCGGCGAACGCACGGCTGCACGATGCGCGCAACCTGGCGGCGATCAAGGCCAGCCTCGAAGCCTTCGGCCAGCGCAAGCCCATAGTGGTCGCGGGCGGCGTGGTCGTGGCGGGCAACGGCACGCTCGAAGCGGCTAGGGCCTTGGGGTGGGAGAGCATCGCCACGGTCTCTGCCGATGACCTCGACGAGACCCAGCGCACGGCGTTCGCCATCGCAGACAACCGCACCGCAGAGCTTGCTGACTGGGACGCGGCGAAGCTGGCCGAGGCGCTCGCCCTGGTGACCGAGGACGGGGACGAGCTCGGCGAGGCTACCGGGTTCGACCATGACACGCTCGTGGGTCTGATTGAGCAGGAGAGGGGCGGCGAGGTGGTCGAGGACGAAGGCCCAGGTGAAGTCCCCGCTGATCCGATCACGAAGGAGGGAGACCTGTGGCTGCTTGGTGCGTACTGGGAGTGCGAGGACTGCGGGAAGAAGTACGACTACGCCGAGGGCATCGAGATGAAGGAGTGCCCCTGTGGGTAACCTCAAGCTCAAGAGCAAGCACCGGGTTCTCTGCGGTGACTCGACCAAGGCCGATGATGTTGAGCGGCTGATGGATGGTCAGCGTGCTGGTGTGCTGTTCACTGACCCGCCATACGGGATGGACTTGGAGACTGACTATTCTGCCATTGATAAGTTGGACAAGTTCGACGCCAAGGGGCGTTCGTACAAGAAGGTGGTAGGTGACTCCGTACCGTTTGATGCCGCTCCACTTCTGGAGCAGTTCAGTTCAACCGCAGAGGTTTTGTTGTGGGGTGGTGACTGGTACTACGAAACGCTGCCCCGAGGTGGAAGTTGGATCGTGTGGAACAAGAGGCCGCATGATTCAACTCTGTCCATTATCGGGAACCACTTTGAGATGATCTGGTCGAAGGTGCAGCGGCGTAGGGAGGTCATCAACCACCATTGGGTCGGCTTCACAGCACGCAATCCAGATTGCAAACGCGAACACCCCACCGAGAAACCAGTGGCCGTATTGGTGAGGGTCTTGGATGGCTTGGGGAGTGGCATGGATCTGGTTGCCGACCCCTTCCTCGGCTCCGGCACTACCCTGATCGCAGCCGAACAACTAGGCCGCAAGTGCTACGGCCTGGAGATCAGCCCCGCCTACTGCGATGTGATCGTCAACAGGTGGCAGAAGCTCACAGGCGAGAAGGCGGTCAACGCCAAGACCGGGGAGCCCTTCTCGCCGTGCTAGGCCCCCACGAGAACCGCCGCCGCCGCCCGGACATCGAGCAACTTGCCGACATGGTCACGGGCCTCGCGGAGATGGTAGGCCGAGACGCCAAGCGGCTACGCCTGGTCGAGACCGCCATCGTCTGCCTGGCCCGCGAGGCGGCGAGCAGGGAGGAGGAGCGCGAGGCACCGCGTGGAGCGGCCCCGAGGGATACCGCCCCGCCCTCCCCGCTACCGGGCGCGAGGCGCAGGGAGGCACGGGAGCCCGCGAGGGGCAAGGCTCGACGGGCAGGGCGGCAGGGGGAGGCCCAGATCGGATTCTCTCGGCGCTCCGAAATAGCACAGTACTCCGCCTCTTTTGTGAGCCTAATTTTGAGACCTTTCCGGCTATTTTTTTTGGGGATTATCCCCAGGCGTTTTTCTCAAAACAAGGGGGGCCGCGATCATGGCTAGGAAGTCCCAATGCACCTTTTCTCCTGGTGACGAGCCTCATCGCTGTTGTGCGAAGAGCAAGACAACGCAGCAGCGTTGCAAGTTGCGCGTGGTTCCCGGTCGCCGGGTCTGTCGTTTCCACGGTGGTCTTGGTGGATCTTATCCCAAGACGGGTCGTTACTCGGAGGGTCTGGGTCGTTTCCGCGAGGCTTACCAGGCTGCGCGGAACGATCCGAACCTGATGGACTTGCGTGAGACGATGGCTTTGTTGGATGTCGCGGTGCAGAAGTCTGTGGAGCGAGCGACTGCGAAGGACACGCCGGAGTTTCGTCGCCGTGCTTCGGAGTTGTTTGTGAAGGCTCGTTCGTCTGGTGACCCTCAGGAGGCTTCTCGTCATCTATCGGAGTTGGGGGAGTTGCTCAAGGCGGGCGTGGCCGACGATGTGGCCTTGGAGCATTTATCGAAGGCAGCGGAGCGTCTTGCTCGGCGTCAGGAGAAGGCTTGGAGCATCAAGCTCGACGCTGCTCAAGCGATCAACGCGAGGGATCTTGTAGCGGTCCTCGCTCGTTTTGCCGACATAGTTCTAACGGAGGCTCCGCGCGATGCCGCATCACGAATCATTCGACGGATTGACGGTGAGGTCTTGGGCTCAGGTCCGGCAGCAATTGGACTCTCGTCTGGGTCTGAAGCCTGACGCGCCGTTTCCTCAATATGTGAATGACCCTGTGGGTTTTGCCCGCGATGTCTTGGGTTTTTCTCCTTGGGGGAAGCAGGAGGAGATTGGTGCGGCGTTGGTGTCGGATCAGCGAGTGACGGTGGTCAGTTGCAACGGTGCTGGCAAGACCTGTTGGGCTGGCCGTCTGGTTCCTTGGTTTTTGATGACGCGGACGGACGCGGTGGTGGTGACCACGGCTCCGACCTGGCATCAGGTGAACTTGCTTTGGCGCGAGGTTCGTTCGGCCTATGCGGATGCGACCTATCAGCTTCGCGGAGATGTGATGACTTCGCGTTGGGACATTGGCCCGAATTGGTATGGGATGGGCTTGAGTACGGACAAGGAGGAGCGGTTCCAGGGGTTCCACGCTCGGGGTTCTGAGCCGGGTGGCCCTGGTGGTCTGTTTGTGATCGTGGACGAGGCTAGTGGTGTCGCGGATCACATCTATGACGCGATGCGAGGTTATCTGACGAGTCCGAACTGTTATGTTTTGCTGATTGGCAACGGCAACCGCGCCGATGGAGCGTTTCACGATTCGCATGAGCGAGGGGACTGGGCTCGATTCTCGATTGACGCTCACGATGTTCCTCCTGAGATCATCTCTCGTGACTGGATCTCGGAGCAGGGCGAGCATTATGGTGAGCAGTCTCCGCAGTACATGGTCCGTGTTTTGGGCAAGTTTCCTCCTCGCGGTGGGGACTACCAGTTGGTTCCTGAGTGGATACTGAAGTCGGCCTTGGAGTGTGAGCCGAGTGAGCGCGGCAGGCATTTGGGTTTGGATGTTGCTCGCAGCGGCACGGACTACACGGTGGCGGTGGTTCTGGTGGATGGCGTGGTGGAGTCGGTGACCTCTTGGCAATCGGATGACTTGATGGACACGGCGAAGCGAACGATGGCGAAGGCAGACGAGTGGGGGGTGAGCGACTGCAATATCCATGTGGACCTGGACGGGCTGGGTGCTGGCGTGGTGGACCGTATGCGCGAGGCGGGGAGGTCGGTGGATGCGGTGGACTTTGGATCTCGGGCTCGCGGCGACTGGAACTGGTTGATCGGCAACGATGTGAAGATCCTAAACCGCCGCGCCGAGTTGCATTGGGTTGGCCGCATGGCTCTGATGAACGGCCACCTGTCGATCCCTCGTGATTGGCGGGCGACCTTATGGCGGCAACTGGGGTGGACGAACTACGAGTACAACGAGCGCGGGATGCTCAAGATGGAGTCGAAGGACAAGGTACGCGCTCGTTTTGGTTCCTCGCCGGACCATGCTGACGCCTTCTTCTTGGCTCTCTCTCGATCTGGGGGGGCCACGAGGCTTTTCGTGATATGACCGATGCGATTCATTGCCCGGAATGCTTGGAGACGGCGACCCGAGTAGCGGAGTCTCGGCCCAATTATTCTCGCGGCACGGTCGCTCGTCGCCGCGAGTGTCTTGGCTGCGGGTTTCGTTGGACTACTTATGAGATGGACCGGGACCGTGTTGAGTTGTTGGAGGACTTCCTGCGCGGCGCTGGCGGCGGTGCGCGAGGTGATCCTGACCGCTGAGTTATTTGCCCGAACGGGGCGAGGGTGCCGCTTCGCGCTAGATGGGGGGTTGCGTTCCTTCTTGCTGGGCGCGCAGGCTTTGCCGTTGTGTTATGCGTAGGGGTCGTGATCCACGGCTCTCCCTCGACCCCCAAGAATGGCACGGCACCTTTTAGCCGCCCTTCGTCGGTTGACCAGCGCCCCGAGGCTGGCACGGCCCGCGATGATGAGCGCGACCCGTATGGTCG